CTCAGGCTGCTGCCGCCGCCAGAAGCGCGAGCGGCGGCAGCAGCCTGAGCCTGCGCCATCTTTGCCTGCGTAACGTCACCAAGTACGCCCTGCTGGAACGCACCACGCATCTGCTGGACACCAGCCAGACGATCATTCACCATGTTCTCGTACATCTGGCGCTGCTGCTGCTGATAAGCGTTCTGAGCGGTTGCGGCGTTCTGCAACGCCTGCAACTGATAGCCCCCGTACTGCGAGGGACGGATGCCCTGACCAGCAAGGTCAGCGGCACCAGCGTCAACGTTGCGCTGCAAATCAGCGTAACGGAGCATGAGATCACGGTTCAGCCCAGCCTGCTGCTGGGCGTTGAAATCACGAGTCTGTTGGCGCAGGGCGTTAATACGGTCTTCTGCGCCAGCGTAAACGCTGTTCACGCGGTCAATGGCCTGACGACCCCACTCGTCGTAATTCGGATTCAAGTAGTCGTAAGCCATGTCATCCCATTCCGTTTAGGCGAGCAGCAATCTGCGCTCGCCGCAACATCTCCTGATCGGCAATGTCGCCATAGTTGATTTCGTACTGCTGCTGATAGTTGTTGGCGGCATCAGCAAGACCTGCTCGCTGGTTGTAGTAATCCTGCGCCAACTTTCCGAACGACTCCTGTCGGGCGGTATCAAAATCACGCATCGCCCTGTTGTAAATCCCGCTCGTCGTCAGACCCCGCTGATTGAACGAGCGAGGAAACGCCGCACGAGACTGGTCCCAAGCCCGTTGGGCTTGGTTGTAATCCCTGCCGTAGTTGGCATCAAGTTGCTGGGCCTGTCGGCCAAGCGCATTGATGCCAGAAAGAGCGGCCTGCATTGCAGATCGCCTCTGTTGACCGTATGACAAAATCTCTGAAGGTTGAAGGTTGTAATCTGCCATGATGCCTCTAAAATAGGTTAGTTCGTCCCCTTAATTGTCTGCGTAAAAAATAACAGCACCAAATTCGATGTAGCCGTTTAGACTAATTGCTGTACTGGTCGATACAACACCATCAGACTCCACCGTCAAGCGAGCGGTAACGTTAGTAGCATTACTATGGTAAATGCGAGTTTGATACCTATCATCTGCATTTCCACCACCCGTAGAGCCGATTCCTAAAGGTCTATACCCAACAGGAAAAGTGAAAATATTGCCAGTAAAAGATGGACTACCACCAGGCGCAGTATACTGAAACCCACCTTGCAGCAACACGGTTCCATTGTTAAGTTTTCTATACCTAACTGGATTGTATAGGTTTGTTGTCAAGTTTGTTGCTAGTGTGGGGTAAGACCAAGAAGTGTCCCCGCCCAGATTCCCCAAATTAGCCTTGTCCAGCATAATGTAGCCCGCACCCTGCGGGCTCAAATCAGACCGAACATTAACCCAATCGGGCCTAGGCAAAACTCACCTCACGCAAACCAAGAATCTTAATGTCAGGAGTAATCGTCCACTTGTTAGCAAAAGCATTGTTCTCCTGCACCCGCAAGCGCACCTTGACCGTCTTGCCCGCCACAGAACCAGACACGCGATACGGAATAGCGCTGTTAGACACCACGGTCGCAGTAGCAGACCCGCTGCCAAGCGCCAGCAACGTGCCGTCCAACTCCACCCACGTTGGCGAACCCGCCAACGCATCCAGCGTGTACTCCAACTTGTAAGCGCCACCAGTGGCCGCGTTGTTGTTCCCAATAACAAACTTCGACCAAATCATCATCGTGAAGTTCGTAGACGACCACGACGCAGGAATCACAAAAGACGCCTCAGCCGCAGTCTCAAGGACATCAAACGCCACCATCGTGTAGAGCGTCGTCAAACCGATGCTCTGAAAGCCCGTACGCAAATTGACGGTCGTGTCAACATACTGCTTTCGGGTAAGGTCATTAGCGTCAACAGGGTCCGACGCAGGACCCGCAGGCGTAGACGTAAAATCAAGACTTGCGTCCTTCAGGATGCAGTTGGCATCAATGTACGTCTTAAGATTATTAAAATTAGTGTTGACATCAGCAGCAACCGCAGTCTGGTTAGCCTGAAACTGATTCATAGACGGAACAGCCATTATGACCTCACTCTCTTAGGAATGTACTTCCAAGTAATAGAATTAACACCCCACTTGACTGAGGCATCTGTCGGACCTGCAATCTTCATCGACACGGCAGTCGCCCTTCCAAGGCGACTGCCTCTGCCAATGCCCTGAGGCAATCCCTCGCCCAAATCCCACGTTTCCTGATCCCACTGCCCAACGTCCCAGACAAGTACCGTCCCATTGCCCTGATCTGAGGTCAAGGTAAACGTAGGCCCAACGTTCGTGTAGTCGTAATCCCGATAACCCGTACAAGTAAGCGTGTAATCAAGATCACGCCGAAACACAAACACGGGACGACGCCACGACTTGACAAGCGCAGGATTGCCGAGGTCTACCCACGGGGTCGAATAGCGAGTAATAATAGGAACATTAGTCCCAGCAGGATTATCTTGATCTCCACTAGCGTGCAACTCCAGAATGCGCGTACGTCCATTATGCCAAACTGCCAACCACTTAGAATCGTAACTTGGAGGCGAATGCTCCAAACCGACTCCAAGCCCGTACCCATTAAATTGGTATCGGGTCCAGCCGCCAGTCTTGCCGCGGGTTTTTAGGGCTGGATCATAAACGTACGATTCCGTGTTCCCCGCAATATTGGAATCAGTCGGCACCGAAACGTACAAACGCTGCTTCAGCCAAGCAAGCGTGATCTTGTCCCTGTGCGCTCGCACGACGGTGCCGTCCTCAACCATCGGGCGCAAATCCCCAAAAATGTCAACCAACCCAGAACCATTGTAGAAATACACACCCTCAGGCCAAGAAAAGAAATACACGCCATTTTCGCAGACAGCAATAGCATCCTGCGAAACGGCACCAATCGTCTTGGAAACGTTGACAACATCAAACGTATCCGCGTCATAACCCCGAATCAGAAAGACGGCATTATTCTTGAATACGAGAAGTCCCTCACGCCAAGAAGCAATTCCAGTAATAGCATCGCCAGCACCAGACTCAATGTCAATGTAGTCGTCACTGCGCCAATCCTCAGGAAAACCTTCATGACTCCACCTCACCCTGTTTGCCTGCGCAACTCCGTTTTCAACAGTGTTAGCAACAAAAACAAAATTACGATGCGCAGCAACAAACTTGCCAAACGGCATCTTGCCGTGCGTGCGCGTGCCAATGATCTCCGACCACGAAGACGGTGCAGGATCCGTCAACGCCGTGGCGGTTGTGCCATCCCAGCGGATCGGCGCTTGTGCGCCAGCCCGCTGGATGTAGGAAACCGCAGTCCCCAAAGACTGCGGGTTCCTGAACGTAGCAGCCCGCATTGTTCCCGTGAAGGAAACGTCCCAAGGAGGAGAAGTACCAGCACTCGTAAAAGTGGCAGCGTCATCAGCAGAGTACGAGATCGTTTGACCCTGCTGGACAATGATCTGGCGAGTGCTGCCGCTTGGCGTGTAAAACCCCCACATGGAAGTCACAGCCGAGGCTAGGGCCGAGGCGTTCGTGCGTACCGCAGCATCCCGCTGGACAAACCCGCCAAGCGGATCAAAGTCCACGTTCAGGCAATCAGAGGTTTCGTTCTTGCCCAACTGAAACGGGTCGGCATTGAGGTTGAGTCCGCCTTGGAAGTCGGACATCGGGAGCGTGGAAATGCGTGTAGGCATTTTTTACTCCCAATCGTAAATCAGCGGGCCAAGTGTGCGCTGGGTGCGGTATGGCTCTACAATCCGTCCGCCGTTGAGAGTCAACGGCTGGGCGGTCAGGTTGGCTCGCCAGCGCTGAGCGATGTTCTTCAACTCGGTACTGAATTCGCCACGGTAAAAATTAGCCATGTCGGGGTCGTCCTGCTGAGCGTACGCTCGCGAGAGTGCCCACTGAGCGATCAGCACATGAAACTCTTCGGGCAGATCAGGAGTCTGCTCAGGGGAAGTAATCCAATCCCAATCGGGCTGGCGGATCCCAGTGACCCAGAAATAGTCGGCGTCGGATGGCGCTGGCCAAAGGTACAAAGACCGCCCCCAAATGCTGTACTGCTGGGGCCTGCCCGTAGGGGCGTCGTCACGGTACTCAGAGCGCACCTGACGGTGCGGTCGGGGGGTCAACGAGTAATCGGGACCACGAACGTCATCAATCGCCTGCAAAGGCGTAGGAAGCGTCATCCCAGCAGTAGCGTCAAGGTCGTACGCCTGCTGGCCAGCAACAGTCCAAAAATAGTATTCGCACTGCAACCAGACAGGCGATTCATCAAAATACGAAATAATGCGGATAACCGCATCTCGCATGAACACATCCAACAACTCGTTGGGAAGTTCATCAACGTCCACATCTAGATGCGTGCGGACAAACGAACGAATGGCACCCGCCGTCATTGCTGCCATTCGTTACCCCTCTTCCTTGGCCCCTCGCAGGTGCCCAATACAACGTTCCCGATTCTTGACCTTGCGGGCAGCACAAATGCTGCCGTCCTTCTTAGTTGCCCCACAACCATCAAACGGAGGCTCAGCCTCTTCTTCTACGACCTCTGCGCCCGCAGCAATTTGATACCCAGCGTGGGGGATACGGCTACTAAGAGCCGCTCCCCCACGCTCATGGGCGGGCACGGAGCCTGTGGGCTGGCCTACAGGCTGCCTATCCATTAGAACGGCGACGCAAAGACCGTAATGGTGTAGGTCTTAGTCGCAGTGGCAACCGCACCACCAACAGCAGCAAACGCAACAAGCGCGCTACCGTCGGCGGGAGCAGTGCCAACCAGCGGCACCGCGTTGGCGATGATGTCCGACGAAGTAGTCGGCTGCACCAGCAGCGTGTCACCCGCCTTGACATAACCAGCGAGGCTGGTTGACGCAGTGCCGTTAACGGTACCCGTAGTAATGGCAGCGGCACCACCAACCGCACCCGACGTAATGTTGGGAACGGTAATGGCAAGCGTAAACTGCGCACGCTTGACGAACTTCTCCTGAATGTGAACCAGCGACTTGCTGGTGTTGGCAGCAGCCATGTGAGATATCTCCTTAAGATAATGCCTTGGCGGGAGGGCCTATCCCTCCCGCCTCAGCAACGTTAACTAAGCCTTCGGCACAACGGCGTCAACCTGATTGAGGACACCGAGGTAACGACGGTTGTTCGTGACGAGGTTACCGTAGCACAGAATCTGCGAGTAACGCGCGTCCTGACCGTGCGGCTTCTCAAACGGGGTGGACTTCAGCCAGACATCCGAGTGAACCTTCAACTTCAGGAACTTGGAGTTGAGGAAGTACATCTTGCTGTTCGTGCTGGCGTTGCTCAACGGAGCATCCCACATGATGGGAGCCGACTTGTAGAGCAGGTTCTCAAAGCCAGCGTCAGCAGCCTTGGTGGACTGGTAACGCAACTGCGGCTGGAGAAGCGACTCGTAACGCTCCCACATCTGCTGCGAGGTGAGAATAAAGTCGGGGTGAATCCGACCGTTGGAGCAGGAGTTGTAGATGCTGGAAAGGTCAGAAATCTTAAACTGACCGTCCGCGGGCGTAAGCGCGTTGGCATCATCCGTGGGGATGTTCTTGTACTGGTTCTCCCACCAGCGGTTGCCAGACGCATCCGTGTTGCTGGAAGCAATACCACCAGGCGAAATGGTCTGGGAACCCTTATCAGCCGCCTGAATCAGCGCACCAAGACCGTTCCAGTTCTTGCCACCGTTGCCAGTGCCATCAGAGTAGAACATCTTGTTCATGCCGTCCATCAACGACATCTCAGCCTGATCGATCTTCGCCTTCAGAAGCGACAGCACCGCAGACTCGCCACGGTTCTTCGCCTCCTCAAGACCGCTGATCGCGACCGAAACAGCGTACTGCTTCCAGTCGTAGACGGCGGAGGTAATGCCGTCCTGCGGCGTGGTCAGGATGTTGTCGTAGCCAGCGTACGAACCGACAGTGTCGTTCGCCTCGTAGAGCAACGGCTCCACGATCTGCTCGCCGCCGTTGACCTTCTCAATGTGACCCGCTTCCTTCAACCAGTAAAGGAGGGTAACGTTGGTGAAAAGGTTGTCCTCAATCTTCGGGGTGTAGTTCTTGAGCGTGGTCGAAACCAGCGCATCCCAAGAAATAGTCTGCGAAACCGCAGCCATGTCTGATTCTCCTTATGTCGGACGATGTGTCGTCACTCAAAGCCAAGTTCGTTCTTAGCAGCCTTCCACGCATCCATAACCGACTCAATCGAAACCGACTGGTTTACAGTGCCCTGCGCTCGCGATCCACCAGACACGGGGGGCGCATTCCGCTTGGCGGAAAGCGCCTGCTCGTTTCCTGCCCGTCGCGCCTGCTCTCGCTCCATGTTCTTGTTGTAAAGCAAGAGAGCCGCTTCAAGGTCAGGAATCTCCTGATTGATCGCAAACTCCAGAACACCGCCCCAGTCGAAATCGCCGTACTGCTGGCTCAAGCCAGCGAGTTCGGCTTCGATCTCGTACTGCATCTGGGCAGCGCGCTGCTGTTCAATAAAATCACGATGCTCGCGCAACTCCAACTCAACAGGATCAAGATCATCAAGATCAACCTGCTGCTCGTCTCCAAGCAGATGCCGCTGCAACGCCTCAAGCGTTGCCCTCGGGTCTGCCTCCAGAGCCTGCAACAACTGTTCCGCCTGCGCCAACTCGCTGCGCTGACGAGACAAATCCTGCGTCTTGCGGGTGTAATCGGACTGGCGCAAGTAACCTCGCTCCAGTTCGTCCAGACTTACGCTGGTCCCGTCAGACAGAGTAAAACGTTCGCTCGCATCGGGAGTTTCTACAGTCGGTTCCGTATCGCTGGTACCAGTATCGACAGTAAAGGCGATATCATCGCCGCCAAAAATGTCGGTGGTTGTAGCGGTGGTAGTATCAACTGCATTGTCGGCGTTTGCAGTGCCGACCGTCAAGTCGTCCATTTTTCCTTCTTGGAGTGGCTGTGCCGTATTCCTTGGGGGATGGAACCATCAGGCGAGAGTATTTCTCTCTATTGGTATGGTGTAGACTGTCCCCTAGACGATGCTTGCAACACTCGCTGCGGGCTTTGCCGTGTTATCAGCCCGCCATACCCCAGCGGACGGCTCCCAAGCCGTGCCAGTGCCCGCGTTGCCGTCCCTGATCGTGAAAAAAGCCACCAGAGGCCACGACGGGCCGCGGGTGTCAAAAGCCGTCTTGTAGTACTCGTACCACTGCTTCTGCTTTGCCTCATCAAAAACGTGCGTGCCATCAAACTGGGTCACCGTCCAACTGGACGGTGCCCCGTATTCGGTCGCCGCAAACTCGGCAGTCTTGTTGTAGGTTGACTTAAGACTGTTCCACAAATCGACAGCCTGCTTCATTGCGTTCCACGACTGACTCCCCATCGGACTGTGTGGGAAGCAGTAAGGATGCCAACCAATATAATCAAAAGAATTGACTAGAGCAGGGTTGGCCGTACAAGCAGCCAAGAACCAAGTGTTGGGCTGGTAAGCCCCGCTAGCAGGCGACAATCCGCCAGAAATCGTCTTGATCGACGGGTAAGCGGCCTTCACGGCAGCGTGGGCGGCCACCACCGCCCTCGCCCAATCGGCGGCGCTGCGAGTCGTGGAAAACGACGAGTTGTTTGGCTCATTCCAGAACTCAACGTGAGTGCAAAGCCCGTTGGTACGGCCCAGCAGCGAAACGACGGTGGAGGCGTACGAGTCAGCAGCAGTACTGTCTACGGGGAGTACACGGTCTGCCCGAAACACGCAAAGCACCAACTTGAGCCCGCGCGACGCACAGCCACTGACGATGTAGTCAAGCGCCTCCAAGCCCCAGCCGATCTCAAACGCATAGCGATAATGCGTAGCGCCAGTCTGCTTTGCCAGATCCATGCACTGCCCGTGAGTGGCATTGGACTGCGCTGGCGCAGCAGCGCAACGAATGCGAGACGCCGTAGGGGCGGCGGGTGCAGTTGCGTTGGGCGCAGGTGCAGTAGCAGTGAACTTCGGCGGATTCCGCTTCCAAAAAGCGGCTCGTGGTGTGCGTCTTGCCATCTTCATCTCCTAAAACCTCGTAACCAGAACATCGTGCAAGGCCAAGGCCACGGGATCGAAGCGCGCCCTGACCGTAGTTTGACCCTGCTTGAACAAGTGCTTGCCGCCATCGTGAGCGGCAATCGTAATGACATGCACTCCGCTAGACGATGGCGTCCAATCGTAATAGTACGCTTCGCCAAGCGCAGTCATATTTGTCAACGATACTACGCCCTGCCGCACGCCGTTAGCGTCCAGCGTAAAAATTCGCAACTGTACGTCAGAAGTCGGAGTAGCAGCACCTGAGTTGTCGGACATTTCTGCCCACACGCGCGTTGCGACGCCAGCGGCAATTTCGTCTGGCACGATCAAGAACAGTTCGTGGTCTACGGTGAGCGGGGTGACGGTGCCTGCGGCGGCACCGCCGAGCAAAAGGAGAAGGCTCATGCGCCCGCACCTTGCATCAAACTTCCTTGAGCAAATGGATAGATCAGGGCAGAAACAATACCCACGTTGCGGTTTACTCCGTTGCTGTTGCTCCAAGCAGCGTCTGAAGGGCTAGCACCACTACTGTACAGCCCCGTTCCACGAGCGATACCAAGGCCCAAAGCGGTTGATGTTGCCGCAGGCCCAATAAGTGAGGCTGCTAACGAATCTCCCACAGTAGTGCGGGTGTTTAAACTGTGACCCACAGTGCCCGTGAGGGTGGCTGTGGCTCCGCAGACACTAACCGCGACCCAAGGGCCACGGGGATAAAGAAAGGCATTGCCGCCCCCGACTCCAGCAATGTAACAACTTGGAGCATTGGCAAAAGACGTTCCAACGTCTGCCGCCAACGCAGCAGACAAAGAAGGAGATTGAGTAAGCCCGTCTACCTCCATAACGCCTCCAGCAAAACCAGTAGCAGCAGTAGTTGAACCAGTCACACTTGAAGCAGTCGTTGATCCAGATACTTTTGCAAACAAATACGTTGCACGGTTATTGGTGGCCCACACACAAGAACCGATCAAAGTCCAACCAGCGGGCGTAGACATTGCAGCCGTTGCATACTGGTTATGCGTAAACCCAGCAAACAAAATGGATTTGCTAGAGGTAGGCGTGTAGTTGAGCGTAAGCGAAGACGACGCGACTGCTGTTGAGTTCAGCGCACCCATAAAATCGTATGTAACGCCAAGTCCGCCAAGACTCGGCATTAGAACGCCTCGGTGTAGCCCACAGCCTCCGCCGCCACAACAGGCGCAGTGCGAGCCGCCGTGAAAGCCTCGCGTTGAGCCGTGGCAAAGTCGCGCACACTGTGCAGCAAGTCCTGCGCACTCGTCATGTCAACGTCAGCGTGCGACAGCACCCACTGGTGCGTTGTGCCCGCAATCTCCACCGACACGGTAATCGTGTCGGTGTCTGCATCAATAATAGTCCACTGGTCAGCCATGATCCCTACTTGTACAGCACGTTAACAATAACTTCGTTAGCACTAATGTTTGACGCATCACCGTCAGTTGGGCCTGCCACAATCGTAAACCCAATACCAGTGCTAAACGCAATCCCATTCGTAAACTCGGAAGCCACTATACCAGCACCCGAAGTGTTGCCAGGGACCATAATCCGCAACTCGGGCGTACCCGACCCTGCGGTCGGTGTGCCTGATGTATTGTAAAACTTTACATATCGCGGTGATGCGTTTGTATTCGTGATAACCCAACCAAACACCTGACCCGCAGACGCCTTTACGTTTGTTGCAGTACTTGATGTGGCCGACGACAACACTGACTTGATTGACAGCCCACCCGAAGTTGCGGGAGTAACACTCACTGACTGTCCCGAGAAGGACACGGGTTGGGTTGCCTGCCAGAACGTGCCCGTTACCGCTTGCGAGGCTGGAAAGTTTGAAACCGTCACGCTCCCGTCAACGGTAATAGAACCACCGCCATCAGAAACGGGTTGCGTAACACCAGACCCATCCACAGTAACAGTGCCACTTACGCCCACCGTGCCGCTTACTGGCTGTGTAGCCTGCCAGAACGTTCCAGTGACCTGCTGCGAAGCGGGGAAGTTCGACACCGCAACCGATCCTGAAACGGGGACCGCAGTAGCCCGCAACTGCGTGTCGGTCAACGGACCCGACACCGCGACCGTGCCCTGCACGCGAGTCACATCAACATCAAGCCCGTTTGTAGCGTCACCAGCAATGCCCACATTGCTGTCAAGGGTGCCATCCACCAACTTGACCCGCTGGAAATGGACACCACTCACATCGTCCGTGGCGATCACGGACGCAGAAGGCACAGTGGCGGGAGTTGCTGACTGTGTAGTAAGGTTATCGGCCATTAGGTGTACGTCTCCGTTGTGCGGTTGTCCCAAGCGACCGCACCATAGTTGGTCCACTTGGTATACGTCGGGTTACCTCCACTATCCAACCCGATCTTTTTGATAGTCCACGACGACGAACTGGTCGCCGCCCCCCTAGGGGCGGCTCCAACATAAATGGCCGTCGCCGTGAAGTCGTATGCGCGCTGCTCGCGCTCATCCTTAGGGGCATACTGTCCCCCACCTACAGCCTCATAACCTAGAACTCTGACAAGATCGCGGGCTTCGGTCAACTCGGGAACCTTGAAACAGCATCACGAGTAGCCAGCGACTGCCCATCGGGCGTCAACGGCAACTTCTGGGGGCTAGGCATGTGGATGTGGATCTGGATGCCGTTCGGCAGTTCAACCTTCTTCTTGCCCTTAGTCTCCTCATCGTCCAACCGCTTCTTGCGAGACTCAATCCAGCGCTTCAATTCCTTCGGATCAATCACAACGGCATCCCCTCAGGGGGCGGAACGGCCCCCGCCTGCAAAGCAGACATCTGGCCTGCCATCTGATCGGACATAGCGGGCGGCACCGCCTCTGCGCCAGCATCCAAGGCCGCGTCAGGCGCAGGAGGTTCCGCACCCTCGGGGCCAGCGGGAACGGCCCCAGCAGCGTCAGGAGGCATCATCGGAGGTGCCGCCACAATAAAGCGTTCAGGGTTCTTAATGCCAAACCCCTCGCGCAACACATGAATCGCCAAAGCAGCAGGATCAATAACCTGCCCCACAAACGGAGCCATCGTGTTCATCAAAGCCACAGCCTGCTGACGGCGGAACGTCTCGTTCTGTGGCTGCGTCGAACCAGCCTCAACCTCAAAATCAAACTCGCCCTCAACATCCTCGCGCGTGTACGGGACCCACACCGAAGCGCCCTGCTCCGTCGTGATGCGAGCAACCTGCTCCGAAGTCAGGAACACCTGCGCCAACTGCACAAGCCGCTCAGAAATCTCAGCGATAAACTCCTCAACCCGTGCCAACTTATCCGCAGCGCGAGCGTTAGCAGCATCTTGAATAATCGACGCCTCGGTAGCAGTACGCCGCACCTCAGGCAACGCACCACGCATGTACTCGTTCACGCCAGTCACGCGATCAATATCATCCTCAATCACCTGAGAATGCTGATTGTAAAACATGGCGTTTGCATCGTTGCGGGGAATCGGAGCAATTACATCAGGGAACGGCGTGTCGTCACGAACGGGCACGAGCGCGTTCGTGTTGCTGCTCGTAAGAGCGTCAATGCCGTCCGTGTCCAAAGCGTCCTTGCGGATCATGTACTTGGGAATGTCCAACTTCCGCGCCAAAACCATTGCCGACCGCGTGTGGTTCAACTCGTTCTGCAAGGGCTCAATCGCTTCGATTTCGCCAATCGTGTAAAACTGGTCGGGAACCTCGTAGTTCCTGAGCATCACAAACGGATGACCATACGGGTACGGGAACTCAACGGGCTTCACGAGGAACCCAGCATCCTTCTGCTGGTCAGCAAAAACGCTCATCTCGCCACGAATCAAATCATAAAACTCCCACACCGTCACGCGACCATGATCGTCGGGGATATTCGACTTGTTGTCCTCGTTAAACCACTTCAGCGAGCCGTCGGCCTGCAACTTGCGGCGGGCCGACTTCCTAAAACGCTCGTCCTTCTTGGCCACCTCCAACGGCATCACGATCCGCTGGGCGATCCACTGGGCATCCTTCATGCAAGTAGCCTCGGGATCGACATACACATCAAACGGAGACACCCGCTCAAAGAACGGAACATCCTCCAAAACCTCGCTCACGAAATCGGGCTCAGAATCAGCGACATCCTGCGGAGACGGCAAATCCTCCACCAAGTCAGGGTACTCACCAGCAAAATCGTCCAACTGCTGGTTCTGCATCTCAATCGAAAGAGCCCGCTCCTCCTCCGTGACTTCGCGCAGTTCCTCCTTGAACCGCCAACCCACCTTCCCCCAACCGTGCCCGTAAATCAGGAAATCCTGAACAATGCGACGGTTCTCCTCGCGAAAATCATAATGACGCCACCAGTAATTGGTGATCGCCTCAACCATCGAAGCCTTGTTCTGCTGGTCCATATCCTCGTCACGAGACTTCACCGTAATCTTTGGATAGTTCACAGCAATGGACGGGCCGATCACGTTAATCGTAGAAAACGCAATAGACACCGCAATGCGGTCATCGTCCGACCAAGTAGTGAACGGGCGCAAGCGATAAATGTCCCGCAACCGCTTCCAAGTCTTGTCGAACCGCTCGTCCTCACGCCAGCGCGTCGCTGCCGTGATCCTGTCGCGATAGCGCCTCAACAAGGCGCTGTCGCTCGTAGGTGAGGATACAGGGGTGTCCTGCGGGTTCCCCCACGTTGCCACTTCTCGTGAACTCGGATTGATGCCAGTCATTAAACCCAACGCTCCCCAACAGGCTCAGCCTTCACGCCGTCTTCAGCGCAAACCCGCTCCTGCTCCCGCTGACGCTCCCGAATCGTCGGACCGTGAAATTCGTCCCGACCATACTTGTACGTCAAACCAACAGTTTCCACCTTGCACGCAAAGCAGCCGTCAACCACACTTGGGTGGTTGGCGGCATGAACGGCATCCTCACAGCGGGCACAAAACCCAACCATGTCAGTGCCTTCCCGATGAATGCAAGTATCCATTGCGTAATAGGACTTATTGTCCCCTAGACTATAGAACACGCGACATCTCTCCGATGTTGTTAGCGCCCAAAGGCGTCCCGCTGTTTCGGCCTTCTCTGATGAGCCTATCTTTAAAATAATCAAACGTCCCGTAAGTGTCCTGAGGCGTTGTGTACTCAGGTGCTACGGCAAAGCGCAGCATCTGATAAGCAATCGCCAAAGCCACAACACGGTCGTCAAACGGCGAGCCACCCATCTGGCCACGCTCGTTGCGGACATACGTCAGCATCTCGCCCACCGTCGCCTTATCGTGGATTCTAAACCCCTGCCGCACCCCCATGCCCAACTCGTCAATCATCAACGGCTTACTAGCCTTTGTGGTCAACCAGCCGATCTTCGTCTGGCGATTTTGCCACGTTGTCTTTCCGTCCAGTTCACGACGAATGTAAACCTTAGGATAACCAAGCCGCTGCAACGCCTTGTTGGTCGTCAAGCCGTGGTTGTTAACCTCCACGGCGACAAGCGCCCGATTGTATCTCCATGCGGTCTTGGCGATCTCTTCTGCGAAGAGATCGGGATCAATATGACCGTGCCATTGAGCAACCTGTTCGTTGGTCTGAAGGCAGATAACTTGCAAGCATGAGTAGTCTCCGTGTTCCAGTCCTTCGGCTACGTCTGCTCCAATAACGTATTGATGGTCTAGAAGTGGTGGTACCCATTGCTTGTAGTTAGTCTCTGAAGATACCGAGATAAACGTCGGAGACTGCTGCGTGCCTTGTACTTCAGCGTCCAAATATCCATAATCAGGGGTTCTCACTTCCATTGCCCGTAGCATGTCTACATCAAACACAGGGTTACCTGAGCGGATGAATGCTTCTTCGGGGTTGTCTGGGTATTCCTGCGCCAACTGCCACGGGAGCATGTTGGCCTTCTTGACATCGTACCAGTCTGTGTTTCGGTCGGTGTTGGCAGACCACGGGTAAAACAAATGCGTGAACTGGCTGTTGCCAGAGACGGCTTTGTTCCAAAACTCGTGGAAGAAGTTACCTGAACCGTTAGCGGTGCTGAGGCCCACGACGCGTCCACCAACGTCCGTGACAGGTTCAATGGATGCCCACGCTTCTTCAGCGTTCTCAAAGAAGGCCCACTCGTCAACAATAATCAAGGACACTGCGCTACCACGCGCAGGGTCCTCCTTAGACGGCATGGACTCAATACTGGAACCATTGTCGAAGGTGATCTTCATCACGTTCTTGTCAAGTCGCTTAGCGGCTCGTTCCTTAAGCCATTCAGGGAGACGCTTCCAAGCATAGTCGGTTTTTGACAGCAACTTCTGGGCTTCACGTTCGTTACGAGACAACATGACAATAACGTTGTCTGGCCAGAACATGCCAAGCCAAAGACAGTATGCTGCGAACAAGGTGCTGTACCCGATCTGACGGGCCTTGAGGATAATAACATAACGGTCTGTCATCACCCGTTTCAATGTATCCAACTGGGCTTCACGCAGGTCAAACAACAATGCACCATGTTCTGGGTGCTGGATATGTACGCACTCTGCAAGAAACTTAGTGCAAGCCTCGTAATCTTTTGCGGTCTTACCACGCCAACGACGATACTTTGCTTCTTGCAGTAGTTCGGTCTTGGAGAACCCCACTACGAATCACCCAACAAAGCGTCCAGTTCAGCCCTCAGTTCATCATCAGACAAACTTGCGACACGAGCGTCTTCAATCACAACACGCTTCGGCTGCAACCGATCAACGTACTGAAGGTACAGGCTGGCTGCCTTGGTGTCGCCTCGGCTCGCAGCAGCCCACAGGGCGTCCACGACCGCCTGAATGCGGTCGGGACTCACGTTCAGTTCCGCAAGCCGCTGCTCGTACGCCGCCTTGAACCAACGGTCGTTCTGCCAACGGAAAATCGTGGACTCAGCAAACCCGTGGTCGCGAGCCCACTCCTTCTTCGACCCCTGCCGCTGAGGATCGCACAGCCATTCGATGTATTCCAACTGCGGAGTGGACAACAGTCCGCCCTGCGCCTTTGCCCGCTCTACCGATTCATGTGCCACAACAAGCACCTCCTTCACCAACAGGGGACGCTTGTCCCCTTTCAATATGGAGATCATTTGCCCCGTATGTCAAAACGGACACAACGAAAGGTTCAGCGCCGACAGCGATTGGTGCGTCGGCTGCGCCGAATCATACCTCCAAGAACAAGAAGAGGAGGGAGAAACGTGACCCATTAAGGTCCCGTTTCGTCCGTTGATAGTTGACACAAGCCGACAAGCCTGTGTATCCTCAGAGCCACAACACGGAACACCCGTAAAAGCGGGATTAGCCCCCGACCGATAGGATCGGGGAGCGGCACAGCCGCTGGATGCCGAGGAATGACCACCTCCGTAACGCGCTCGCACAATGTAGGGATCTAGATCAGAACGGGTAGCCCCCACAGGGGTCTACCTCAGAGGCTGCCCAAACAAGGGAGCAAGCACCTCAGGGTGCTTGCGAGGCTACAGCCCGCCTCTCACACACACACAAATTGCGGCTACCTCCTTATATATACTGCTGAGGGCCTACCCCCA